TTTCCCAATCTTTTCTTGAAGCTCTATACTCTAAATAATCCGCTGTTAATTCTGAACCTAAATTTCCAACAACATCTTCTGGTAAATATTCTGCAAGGTTTGCATTGTGATCTAATGCTTCAGCTTGTTTATTAGCATTAGGATCAAAGTTTACATCAACACTTCCATCTTCATTTGAATTAATTTCTGATTCTCCAGATTGAGAATTAAGATTCTCATAAGCTGGATCGACATTAACATCCTGTGGATTAGTCGATAATGGATTAACTTCGTTTGGTAACGCTTTGTCTATTCCCGCCATTTAATATTTTCTCCGATTGAACCACTTTAACCTTATTATAGGAAATATTCAAGCCCTGAGGGCATGGTCCTGATTTAGGTGGTATTGTAGTTGTTAACTTTTTTGGTTTTTTCATTTCATTCATATTTGTCCTATTAATTAAAACTTATAATTTGCGGTAAGGTTTATACCTTTTCCTTCTAACTTATCTTTAAGAGCACCTATTCCTAATCTTAAATTATCATCAACATACTGATATCCAGCTCCAATAGATCCAGGTCCTTTATCAATAGTAAACATTCCTTTATCTCCTTCTGGACTATATGATGCTCCATATCTTAAAGCTTTATCACCATAAGGATTTATTCCTTTTGAAATATATGCATTATAATTCTCTCCACCATAACCAATCATTGGATTAAGTTGTTGCATATTATTTAAAAGAAGTTGTTTTAATTCTCTAATTCCACCTGTACCTCCTCCACCTTCTTCTTCACTTTTATTTAATTGAACATTTGGTCTTTTTTTAACATCCATAAATCCAACGCGTGGACCTGTTATATCTCTCTCTGGAATATCTTTTATTTTCTTTCCAAAATATTCTTCTTCAGTATTTAATGTTGGAAGTTCATCATCTGATTCTTCTGCATATCCAATTCTTCCACCATTTTTTTGTCCAGTTCTATTTCCCATTTCATCTACTCCTCCAGATAAAATTTGTTCTTTAATAATTTCTTTTTGTTCTGGTGGTAATTTTTTAAAATCTTGATATTGATCATAAACATCTTTACCAACACCTACAGCGCTAATTGTTGCACCTGCTGGATTAGAATATTTACCTATTCCAAATAGTTGTAATGTTTTTGAAGCTATTGGATTTGTAACAACATCTTTTGCAAGTTCAGGTAACATAAAATATAAACCCTTTTCACCTTTACCAACAAAAGCATCTAAAGCTTTTGATGCTGTGATACTTCCTTTATTAGCTGCTTCTTTAAGATCATCTATAATATCATGTACATATAAAGCTGCACTTACAGCAGGTGTTCCAATTACACGTAATGTTGTTGCTGCGCCTTTTGTAATTTTTGGTACATACTTTTCATATATTCCTTTTGCATCTCTAACAACATCTTCACCTATATTTGTCATAGAAGGTATATCTGTACCTTCTGCATATTCAACTCTTCCACCTGTTGCGTAATGATGTTCTGCAGCTGCTGCATTTTCTTGAGCAGTTAAATCCTCGATGCTCGCTGCTTGTGTCTCGGCTGGAGCGACAAGGGCCTCTACTGGAATATCAACTATAGGAGTTGGCTTCCTAGTAAGGTAACGCATCATTTCATTATATTGATGGACTTTCATTTTATTTTCCTGTCAAATAATCTAGGCCTTTTGAATCAAGTTTAGATTGAAGTAAGTTTTTAAAATCTTGATAAGATAAATTAGAAGGACTTGAAGATTGTAGTGCTGCTAATCTATTTAAATATTGATCTTTTAAAGATGTATTGGAATCTAAATTAGAAGATGAACTTGTTACAGCAGGTGCATCCATATAATATGAATCCATAGGTAATCCTAAAGGAATTCCATTTTGATATTCTGGTTTTAAAACTTTACCTGTAAATGGGCTTATATTTGTTGGTTTATAAAAAGATCCAATAGGGTCCCCTGGTTGTACAGGTCTATCTAATTGTATTGCAAGTCCCGCTACTGGTGTTCCATCAGCGTAACCAATTCTTCCACCTTTAGCTTTTTTCTCAGGTCCTTGACCTGTTAAATAATCTAAACCTTTTGCTTCTTCATCAGTTAAATATTCTCTTGATGGAGATGCTTTTGGTTCTATTGTATATTTTGATTTTGCTAAATCAGCTGCTTCTTTTTCGGTTCTTAGTTTATTAAACTCAGGAGCTAAACTATCTAATTGTTCTAAAGCGCCTTCACCATAATGTCTTCTATAAATATCAATAGGGTCAACACTATTTAATTCTTCTTTAGTAAGAGTTTTTAATTTCCCAGTTTTTAAATCTTGTCCTATTATTTCACGAGCTGTTGCTCTAACTAAACCTTCTTTATGTGCTTGTTCAAAGGATGATTGTGACTTTCCAAACTCTCCAAGGATATCTCCTAATGTTACTTTCTCTCCAGTTGTTTTTTCTAATTCTTTACTTAAAGATTTTAATTTATTAACTTTAGATTCAATATCTCCAACCATTGTTCCTGGTGGATTAATTTGTCCAGCTTCTTTTGTTAAAGATAATAATCCTTCTCCAGTAACAGGTTCTTTAGTAGTTAATTGAATAACTTCTGCGCTTGGTGGATTTACTACATCATGTAATCTTTTAACATTGCCTTCAAACATTAATCTTTCTGAATCATTCATTTTTGAAATATAAGGTATTTGTTCTTCAATAGCATCCTTAGCTAACTGTAATTTTTTAGGACTCTCTGCAGCCGCAGCTTCCATATCAAATGACTTCATAGTTGGATTATTTTTAATTGAAGGAATTTTAATAACGTTTGTACGAGAACCTATAGTTCTTGCTATAACATTTTCACCATAAATAGCTTTTAATAATTTAAATAAATTTTCCATATTAACTTCCTTGATTATAGAATGGATTGTTTAAATAAGGATTTTGATTTTGTATTAATTGATTATATCTTTTATACATATCACTAACACCTTGATCAGTTATTGTTGGTGAAGCTAAAGTAGTTATACCACCACTTGTACTTCCTCCACCACTTCCTCCACCACTTTCTCCTGTAGAAGTTGAAGCTGGTCCAGAAGGACCTGTGGATGCAGTTGAACCTGGTGAACTCATAAATGCTCTTGCTACTAATCCAGCAATGGGATTAATCATACCAATTATAGTTGGAAGCGGATTAGCTATTATATTAGATATATAAGTTTTAACAGGACTAGATGCAGTAGAATCTTCTTCATCATCCCCTTCATCATCTCCTTCATCATCTCCTTCATCTGCTGATGCATTTGAAGCTGTTGCGTTTGATGCTGCTGCATCTGCTGCTGTTGCATTTGCTGCCGATGCATCTGCTGCTGCTGCCGCTGCTGCCGCACCTGCTCCTGAATCTCCTGTACCTGCTGTTCCTCCGGCATCTCCTGAATCTCCTGAGTCCCCGCTGCCAGATCCTCCATCACCGCCGCCACCGTCTCCTCCATCACCACCACCACCACCATCTCCGCCGCCATCTCCTCCTCCATCGAAATGTCTTCGTGGTGTAGTTTTTTCATCAAAGATTTTTTTAATATCTTTTTCTGTAAGCCCTAATGCTTTTAAATGTTTTACAAGTTCTGAATCTTGATATCGAATTTTTTTATCAATCATTAATAATACTCTTTGGTTGTGTGAGAAGCTGGTTCATCCATAAAGTCATCGGGATGATCCACAAACCCACCTTGTCTAAATCTCATTACAGCTTGAGTCATGGAATCCACAAGGTCATCATGGTCTCCATAAGGAAAAGCTGCGCATTCCTCAATTACCTCTTGTGCAAACTCTTTGTCAGTCGGTGCCCATATCTGACCCGATTCAAACAAAGGTGCTACAGAGTTAACTCTAGTATGTTTATCGTTACCTCTTGAAGGCGTATAGTTTATAACAGGGATCCCCATTTTTCGCAATTCATAAGTTAATGGTAAGCCAGAAGCTTTAGCTTCAATCAAAACTGTTTCAGGATTCCAATATTTATACTGCTCATAAGCAATACGTCTTAGTTCTGGAAACTCAAATCTATCTTTAATAGCATCTAATAATATTAATTGTGGTCCCGAATCTTGGTTTAAATGGAATACACCCCATGTTGTTATAGCTGAATAATCGGCTGTTTCCTTTTTCATGAATGCTGTATCATATGATTGAATAACATGTTCTAAAGGTGGAATATAATCATGTGTCCATTCACGCCACCATTCACGTTTAATAATAGCTCCTTCTTCTGA